CCCCGATAGGCGGCGCGCCGGCCCCGATGCCGACGGCGATCACCTGGGCCACTGTCATCTGCCGGGTGTGCGGCGTCTGCCCCGGCTGCCACGCCGCCAGGGTGTCCGTGGATTGTGGTGAGACCGCCGCCGGCAGCTGGCCGATGGTTTCGGTGGAGAGGCTGCCGCTCATCAGGATGTCCCGAGCAGGTTGCCGGTGGCGTCGTCGATGATCGGGATGCCGACGTCCTCGACCAGGAACTGGATGCCGGACGGGCCCATGTCGACCACCACATTCTCGATCGGGTCGGCGTAGGGGCCACCCACTGTTGCCGGCAGGCGGTTGGTCAGCAGCATCTGATTGCCGGATATCCGGATGACAACCGGGAAGTAGTTCTCGCCGCTGTCGAGCATCACCGCGACGCGGTCGCCGACGGTGAAGCCGGCCGTGCTGTCGACCTCGATCGTGTTGGCGCCCCTGGGTGCAAAGGCGGTGACGTAGGTCGCGGTGATGACGAAGCGGTTCTGCTGGCGTGGCCTTGGCTCGGGGATCGACTGGTCGTCGGCGATGCCGCGCACGAAGTCCTGCGGCTGCTGCGGCTCCCAGCGCTTCTTGTCGACCACCAGCCCACCGGTCTGGCCGCCAGGGATCTTCCTCGACTGCGAGTGCTTCAGCCGAAAGCCGGACAGGTCGTCGATGACGTTCCAGTCGCCGGGCTTGTAGTATGTGCCGTAGGGCAAGGCATTACCCTCTCACAATGAACCCGAAGACCCGCCAGCCGAGCAGGAAGAACAACAGGAAGCCGACCAGCCATCCGCCGCGGTTCCAGTAGGGTTGACCTTGCGGCGTGAAGTTGCCGAACGCCCAGAACAAGATCCAAAGCAGCATGATCAACCAGAAGACGAACCCGATATCCATTTAGAACCGGCCTCCACCGAACAGCAGAACGAGCACAATGATCAGCACAATCAGGCCGATACCGCCGAAGCCGCCGCCGCCATAGTAGCCACCGCGATATCCGTAGTACCCGCCGCCGAAGCCGAACAGCAAGATGACGATGACCAGGAGCAGCGGCAGGTTCATCGCTCACCTCGTCGGGATGTTCTTCGCCAGCTTCATGATGATCGTATAGCCGCCACTGGCTAGGGCTCCGGCTGTGGTGAAGTCGATCGAGCCGGTGATGCCGGCGACACCGATCGGTGGTGTGAGGCCAGCGAAGCCACCGCGGCTGCTGTCGAGAAACTGCCAGTTGTCCGACTGCGACAGGTTGACGATGTCGACGTTCGTCGTCGCGTGCCATTGGACGCGCAGCATCATGCTGGTGATGGAGAACCAGATCGAGAGAAGCCCGATGTGGATGCCAGGGTAGAGCGTGTTGCCTTGGAACACGATGCCGAACGGTCCGGTGCTGGTGGCGTCGATCTTGGTGACGCCGGCCTCGCCGGTCGCGTCGGAGGCGTTGGTGAACTTGGCCACGATGAAGCGTGGCCCGTTCTCCAGTATCTGGCTGGATACAACGTCGGCCATCGATGTCTCCTCAGAACTCTGTGACGCCGAAGAGACCCTGGTTGATGCCATACGTCGGGTTGACCATCTGCGGCAGCCACGGACGCATGAACAAGGTCAGCCGCTTGGCGCCATCCGAGGCGCTGGCCGGTATCCAGGTGCCGCAAACATCGCCTGTCGCGGCGGTCGCCGGGATCGTCGTCACGCCGGCTGTGAATGTGCCGGTGCCATACATGATCAGGTTGTTCCAGTAGCCGGAGAGCTGGCTCTGCTGCGCGCCATAGAATGGCAACCCGAACGTGTCCGACGTGCCGATCGATACGTTGGAGCCGGACAGCGTGCCGGCACACACCGCGCTCAGCAGCGCCTTGAATGCCTTGGTCGTGGTCACCGCTACCGCATTGCCCATCGTCATCGTCTGGCGGGTCAGGTAGCCGTACTGGTCGATGCCGGTCAGCGTGATGGTCGCGGTGCTGTCGTTGCCGACGCTGGTGACGGTGATGCAGCGCTCCAGGATGGTGGCTGGGTCGTAGGCCCAGGCCTGCTGCTTGCCGAAGCCGAACTTGTGATAGACCGGCACCGCCTGCACGAATCGCGCCGTGGTCGGCACTAGCTGACCGCCAGGGAACATATACATGGCCGCGGTTGGCACGATCACCCCGGCGCCCGAGGAGGCGACCAGGGTCATCGGCGTGCCGGCGACAGGCACCTGAGCGGCGGCGAAAGCAGCGGCAGCCAACGTGGCCGGCACCACATCGATCACTGGATACTGCCCGGGATTGGCCCAACCGATCACCTGCGGCGCCGTGGCTGAGGTGCCAGTGTTCCACAGCCAGCGGCTGTCCTGGATGCCATTGCCGGCCGCATCGAACGACATGGCGACCGTCGGTGGCTGGCTGGCGCCCGACCGCGATCCGACGGGGTTGCGCCCCATGACGCGGTGGGCGGGAGCGTAGAGTGCGGTGCGTGCCATTAGGTTGTCCTTTCAGCGCACAGAGTGCGGGGCAGAAGGAGAGTGATGGATCATGCTGTCGTGCCGTCTGTTATCAGCCCGTAGGCATCGAGCGCGGCGGATAGCGCCTTGCCTGCGGTATTGCCTGCCCATGCGCCATTGACGACAGGTCGCGTAACCGGGGGGGTAAAATTAAAACCCACTGCCGGCAGAGTCACGCCCACCGTGGCAATGGTCATGCGCACTGAGCCCCCGGTGTTGAATTTATGTGAGCCAGAACTTGGAACGATATAATTTTGTTGGTTCGCGGTATAATTTATTCCGTAAGTCGAGCTAAATATCATCAGATGGTTGGAAAGATCGGTCGCTCCCGCCGCGGTATTGAGGCCTAGTTTCAATCCGTTAGACGCTGTCAGCGGCGCCGGAACCGTCATTCCGGTTCGCGACATTTGCACGAGGTTTACAAAGCCGTTTCCGTCCATATCGTTTGCCGAATAAAAATATAGCGTGTTGCTACTGCGTCCGACCCCGATAATCTGATCAGTTCCCGAGGTACCGCGAAACAGGATGGACGCATTAGGGGACTCCTGTTCATCGCCCAATATGATATTTTGCGAAAAGCCCGATATTTGCGGCAGTCCTGTGTTATCGACCCCCAATGTGCCCACCAGCGTACCGCCACTGAGTGGTAGATACTGACCAGCTGGCACCAGGGGTTGCATGGCGGCCGGCACCAAAGCCAGAGCCGCATCTTGCGTCAGTCCGAATTCGGAGATCAGCGTCGAGATGCAGCGGCTCTCCAGGCCGCCCTGCGTCGGTGCCATGACAAGCTGCGTCTTGGTTCGTGACGCAATGTTGGGCCCGGTCGGGTCGGTCGCCATATTGATCGTCGCGCCGAGGAAACCCCCAGACATGCCAAACACCAGGATCTCCGGTGTCTCGGCCAGCGGGGTGACTTCATCGAGTGTCGCGACCGGCGGACCGGCCTCGGTCTCCGGCTCGTAAGTCTCAGGTTCGTCGCTCATCGCAACTCCGTCACTGGCTTGTAGGTCCGGACGTCGATCGTCATTGCAATGCGGTCATCGTTTGAGCGGTTCTCCACGCTGTGCGGCGCTTGGTTGTCGAACCACCAGATCGTGCCCGCCTCCATGTAGATACGTTCGTCACCAGCTATGAACACAACGCCGGTCTGGGCCCGCAGCGTCAGCTGGTAGCGCTCGTAGTAGACCGCCGGGATCTCCCGGTCGGGGTAGTCCCGCTCGCTGGCAGCGTCGCGGTCGCTGTGGAGCGGGATCACCCCCTCGGGCGGCAGGCGAGACACGAACACCCGCCCGAGATGCACGCCCTGCACCCTCGCCATCAGACCGAAGATGATGGGCATGGCATGCGGCAATGAGGCGAAAGCCGGGTAATTCACGCAGGCGATGTTGCTGAGCACCGCCTCGCGTGGGTCGTCGTTCGTCGGATCGAACCGGTTGTAGCGCAGTAGGATGTCGTCCGTGCTGGCGTGGTTGCCGTACTTCGAACGGATCGGCACGGCATTCCACAGTCCCGGCTGCGTGGTGATCTGATGCAGCAGAGGATCTACGTCTATTCCGGCAGCGATCCGCTCAAAGTAACGCACTCAGACACCCTGGTTGGCGTAGATACCGCGCCAATCCGCCCAGTAGCCGGAATAGCGCTCGTAGCACGCAGCCTTGGCGTTCTTGGTGTCAAAGTCATTGTCCTGATCAAACGAAATCCCGTCACGCTCGAAGTACGTCAAGCCGTTTGGGATGTTCGTGCGGATGAAGTACGCGGTCGCCGACGTGAAGTAGTGGTTGACCTTGATCCCCTTGGGGAAGGTGCCCACCGCGCGCAGCACGTTGATCGCGTTGTTCGCCGTGTCGTTCTGCAGCACCGAGTTGTAGATGCGGTTCGCCTCGAACCACAGCTGCGGCGGCACATGCAGCGACATCGGCAGCGCGGAGATCCGCATGCCGCGGTTGTTCTGGCACTGCATCACCTGGATCACCAGATCCTCGATCGCGACCTCGGAGATGTCCGCTGCGGTGCCGAGGTTGGACTGCGATCCCGACAACGTCGGATGCGACGCTGATACCATCGGCTGACCGTCGGCGCCGAGCGAGGTGGCCGAGAAGGCGAGGTTGTAGATGCCCGCCAGGACGTTCTCCTTGGTCTGCCGCATACTGAACGCCAGCTGCGACGCACGCCGCTTCGACACCACCTCGTAGAGATCGTCCCGCAGCTCTTCGTAGGTCACGATGTAGCCGAGCGCGTAGGCGACGTGGGTGAAGCGGCTGACCGGCCCCTGCACCTCGATGTCGTAGAAGATCTGTTGTCCCTGCGGCTTGACCGGCGCAAGACCGAAGCCGGTGATCTCCACCTCCTCTTCGTACGCCTTGTCCGATGTCTGCTTGTCGAGCAGATCGAGGTACTCGACCGGGTGTTCGTTGTAGGACCGACCCCAAAAAGCTTTAACGCCGGGCCAGAGCGCTTTTGGATGGGTTCCCGTTGTGATAACAGCCATCTGTCCTCTCCCTACGCTCTGACCGCAACGAAGTGCAGATCATCAGTCGACATGAAGCGAAGGCTGTGGGCCTTCGCCATTACTTCACGGGCAAGCCGTGCAGGCGCGGCCACGTCGATCGTCGACGTGTCAACGACAAGACGTGCATTGCGTGCGATCGCGCCCGCGTTAGGCCAGACAACGCCGCTCGATGCCGTGCGCGGTATCTGGCGCAGCGGGCGGAGTACATTGCGGCAGCGAAGGCCTACACCGAGGCAAACCGCGCCAAGGTGCGAGAGCGCCGCCGCAAGCATCGGGAGGCCAACAAGGAGCGGCTTTACGCTGAGACCAGCGCCTGGGCGAAGACGTTCCCCGAGAAGCGCCGTGCCGGTGAGCGGAACCGTGAAGCGCAAGAACGCGGCGCCTCTGGCAAGCACACCTTTGCTGATATCCAGGACATCGGCCGGATGCAGGGGTGGCAGTGTGCCAACCCGCTGTGCCGTATCCCGGTTCGTGACGGATACCACGTCGACCACATCGTGCCGATCGCGCTTGGCGGCTCGAATGGGCGGCGGAATATCCAGCTGCTCTGTGCCCCTTGCAACCAGAGCAAGCACGCGCTCGACCCAATCGAATGGGCGCAAACGCAGGGGCTCCTGTTGTAGCATCAGATGCCGGTAGCGTTTTGGTACGGGTGAATGGCTTGGTTGAGCTTCACCAGCCATCGCGCGTACTGACCCACGGCATTGTCGGTCTGCTGCAGCAACTGGATGATGCGCAGCTGGAATCCTGGCGTGGTTGCCAGCGAGCTGGTCTGCATCGTCCAGCCCGACTGCGCCGAGTAGGCGTTGCCGGTGCCCGACAGGAGATTGGCGTTGCGGCCCGACGCGCCCGACACCATCGCGGCGCCCGCGGCGCCGTCCTCCTGCACGGCGTAGAGCAGGTCGGGATCATCCGAGACCACGACATAGGCTGCCTGACTCGCCGGCAGGTACACCGGCTGCGTCTGCTGCAGCGTGATCACTCCCTGCCCGGCGTTATTGGTGATCCCCTGGAAGGCGCCAAGCACCATGTTCGTGGTACCGGCCGTGGCAATCTGCACCGTCTGGATGCCATTGCCGTCGGAGCTGTTGGTGATGAGGATCACCGGATCGCCGATGTAGAGCGCGGTGGGGTTGGAGGCGGGGACGTAGTAGGTGCGGACTGCTCCGCTGTAGGGCGCGCCATTGCGCATTGCGTAGGGGCGCAGCCCGAATGGGGAGTTTGCATTGGGCATCGCATAGCCTCTGCCATGTCGCCTATGCGCTGCGGCTGACCGGCCAGGGCCAGCCCGCAGCACTTAGGCAAGCGGTTAAAGGGATGTCGTGCCGCGCGCGCGTGCGATGCCTAGCCGCGTGACGGCTGCATTCCGGTGCCGGGCATTGCTATCCCGTCACCTTCGGAGGCCAGTGATCAGCGTCGAGAGTTTCCTGTCTCGATCTTGATGTCGCCTCGCGTTGACCCAGCGTAGCGCAGGTTGCCATCCGGACCTCCTGGTCTCGAATGATCGCCCTTGCCGATCTGAGTCAGAAGGCTATGGACCACCATTTCCTGGGCGGCCATATCCTCTCGGAACCATTCTTCCGGCACCTCCATCAAAAATGCAACCAAAGGCTGTCCGCCACGGCCGACGCCGACGACCATGGAGACCACCCGGCCGTCCTCTTCGTGCACCTGCTCATAGCCCGCGTTGCGTGCCTGCATGATCCGCCCCGGCGTGTCGTTGAACCAATGCCGGTGGAAACCTTCGCGGTCCGGATAGGACAGCTTCTGGTCGAAGTTGCCGAACGGCTTGCGGACGAACGGCTTGCGCTCGCGCCTGGGCAGCGTGTCGACGGACTGCTCTTCCTCGCCGCCGCTGAGTGCGCGCTCGACCTCGGCCTGACGCCGTGCCTGTGCCGCCGCCGCGGCGTCGTTGAGCGGCTGGCGCTCTGATGCTGGTAGTCGTGCCATCAAGGTCTCCTTGGGATCTGAAACTCACTGAGGTGGACAACGCCCTCGCACTCGACCGTGGTGCCCAGCAGTATGGTCAGCATGGCGCTGGCGACGGCTTCGAGTCGCATGACGTTGTTGTTGGGCTGCACCAGGAGGCCACCCGGATCGCGACAGCGCAGGCAGGCCACGGCGAGGGCCTCCACCAGACCGTCGAACTCCTTGCGGTCGCAGTGCAGCATTATGGTTCGCCTTCCCAATAATAGCTGGCGAATTCCTCTCTCGTGAGCGGCTCGCCCTTGCCCTCCAGCATCCGCT